ATATCACTTCGATAATTGCTCAACGCTCTTACCGTAGAGCAACTGCATGGCGTCCAGTGCGCAGTCATGAACAGGGTGGTGTTTGATAACTTCGTGTCGTTTGAATAGAGGATGGTCCACATCTACATAGCCATTCGTAGTACCATAGAGGATATCAACTGCAGTTCGAACATCTCTCCACATATTATATCCTGTGAGTTCTTCTAAGCCAAATTGCACTGCCAGAGAATCTATTACAAGTTGATCAAGTGAACCTCTCGCCCACATCGTTTGTTTAAATGCGTCTGGATACTGCCCCATGTATTTGTAAAATTTAAGCAAACCATTGTTAACAGTCATATCATCACGACATGGCTCAAGTGATACCTGCTTCACATATTCATGTTGTTCTTTCCACCAAGAAAGTGTAGATTTAGAAACAGTACGCCCAACATCCATCTGTTCCTTTGCATTGAACTTAACAAAGCAAGCGCTGTCAAGCAAGTCTTGATAAGTTGGTCGCTTCTCTGGATCAAAATGAATCAATGCTGCCGATAAAACGACAGCATTGGATTCAACCCCAAGTGTTTCTACATCAAATATAAACATTATTTGTTCCTGTCAGTATCATAATAATGCTCGGAATGTTTTTCTTCTACAAATTCTGAAGCAAACTCATCAAGTTGTTTTTCACCTTCGTATGTAAAGAACGATTTCTTTTTCTGTTCTTCAGTCCAATCTTTTAGATAAGAATTATCTTTATCACAAAGTTGAAGTGCTTCTGTTTCAGAAACAATACGATGACCAACGATAGTTTCACCCAACCATTCTTGAGAAAACTCTTTGGCTTCTTCACAGGTTACTGTATCAAGTGCCCACTCAGGATTGTGTAGGGGTGTTTCTACAACATAACGATGACGAAACATTTGAACAGTTTCTACGAGAACCCAAACCTTACCATTCTCATTCAGCTGCATAATCAATCTCCATAAAGTTAGTGTCTGCAGTCAACAATTCTAGCGTCACGTTATCCATATCTTCAACTTGCTTTTGGAAGTTAGAAAGAATGCTCATTGTGTATGCGCTCATACCATATGCACCTTTGTGACAACGATAGACACTCCCACTTGATCCATGAAACAAATAGCACTGACCATCTTCTTCGATTCTGGTTACACCACTGTTTAGTTTCCAACTGTCTCCTCGAGCAAATCCACCATACCAACTGGCAAGAATTTTATAAATGATATCGCCATTGTGGTTAAATTTAACCATCACCCAGTTATCAGGATTATATTCACTCATTATATTCTTTCATCTTTTTCTGACGTTCTGCTTCGTGATGGTCACAAAGAGTTCTAATCCAACCACCTTCACGACTTTTACCTTTGTTACCACATTCTTCACAAGTGTGACCAGCCCAAGATTCTGCCATATTAACTAATCCAGAAATATGATCATCGCCGCCAGAGTAATAGAAACGAAGACCACCAAACTTTTCTTTGATCTGATTCACTTCGATCCAGTGAAACTTTGGAGTAATATCACGTTGATTATTATCCATAATTTCATCTGCACGAGATTCGTCCCAAAGTTTTGGCTCACGACCCCTGCAGATAAAATTTAGAAGTGAGTCACGACCTTTACGTTTTGCTCGTGCCAAACGTAGATCATACGCTCTCATATTTCTTCGCCACTTAGTATAAGAATCTATCTCACTAACAAGAGATTCGATGATATCATACCACCCCTCGCCAATACAGAATCCACCATAATGTTTACTCTCGCCAAAATATCGAGGATATTTTTCTGCCATACGCTTGGCAAATTCGTCATAACGATCTTCTTCAGTCATAATTAACTCCAAGTGCGATGATCTTCATCCACACGTTCCATACCATCATATTCATGAATGTACCAACTAATATTGTCTGGGATTTCCACCACAGTCAATTTTGCTGCCCAGCCACTTGCTTTGTCTCCAAGTTCTTCAACAACTTGCACAAGAGCAGGATCACTACGATCTTCGATCATTCCATCATACCAATATGTATCATCACTTTTGCGATCTACATAATATGCATACTTGCTAAAAGAAGATTCTTTTTCTTCGACTACAAGTTTCATATCTTTCAGTTCTGCGTAACGTAAGACCGCATCATGCGATAATCCAAACCCACCAAAACAACGATTAATCACTACCTTCATTTTCAACTCCATAAACGTGGTGAAATCTATTAAATCTAATCCCAAAATTATGATGAATAATTTTATCCTTAATCATATCTGGAACAGTGCTATAAGGAAATTCTAAAAAGAATGGACAACCACCTGGCTCCCAAGTATGGGTCTTAAAAAATATCTTAGCGACTTGCATATCTTTTCTGGATTTGGGATTGAAGAATCGCTTCTGTTTCATCTTACTTTCAAGAATCATTTGATCACCTTTGAGTTATCTGCAACATCTTTATCATCACGAATTTCTACAAAGATAGGAAGAAACAGAGATTCTTCTCCAGCTTTGTTCTTTATTCGACTATTATACTTCACAGCAACAATTTTGTCAATTAGATTTTCTTTCCACAAATTCTTGCGATGGTCATCATTGAAACCAGATCCAACATTGACTTTCACAATCCCATCTGAGGATTCGCATATAATTGCACCAAGCATATTTGCATATTTGCCCGTACCTTCTTCAACTGCAACAATTTTCAGATCGCATTCCAACTCACCTTTGAATTTAATCTGGTGTTTTGCGCGTTTGTCTTCCCAAACTCCATTTTTATCTTTAAGAATTATTCCTTCTTGTCCCTGCGCCAGTAATCGCTCAAAAAGAATTTGCGCTTCTTCAAGAGTAGAAACTTCCCAATTATCTACCATTTGAATTTTAGATGGTTGATGTATGGACAAAAGAGCACATAGTGAATCAAACCTAGAAGAATAAACGATAGGGCAATAAGCATCGACAAAATATGCGTATGGAATCACATCCCATACAGTAGCATGGACCATTGACGCTTCTTTCTGACTAATAGTTCCTTTGTTTGCTTTGTTCAGAATACCATTACCAGTTTGGCGATCAAGAATCTTTCCATTACTTTTCACGAGCAATTCACCATCGAATACACAATCAACACCATTAGATATCTTGATAAATTCCTGATCAAGATATCCTAACAGTTGAATTTCTTTGCCATTGCGTGAACGATATTCAACCGAAGAACCGTTTTCGGTATGCTGGACGATTGCGTTGAATCTCATACCATCCATCTTCAATTGAACGAGTGCTGGGAAGTTTATTTTCTCTACCAGTTTCTGTTCGTAACCACTGCACAGCATCACTGGATACTCTTTGATCAAACCAGACCAAACCGTGTTTGCGGTGCTTACTTGAACGCCACATTTTAAATCTTTGGCAATAATACGTTCGATAACTTTCGCGTCATCAGTCGCGACAGATGCGAGAAGCATTCGAAGATATTCGATTGCTGCATTACCTGTAACAGTACGAGAGGATAAATCATATAGTCCATTTAGGGCATTCTCCAAAGTAGTTTGTTTAACATCATTTTGATACTGCGGGATTTTACGAATGTAAAAGTTCGTAAATGGGTCGAGCGCCAGCCGCACAACTTCTCTTAGAGTTTCGTTGTCGCTGTGCTTTTCAAGTTGCTCGATTTTGAAATTACGAGACGAGTTTGCTGCCAGACTCTCGAGAAACTTATTGATGTTCATTCTTCACCTGTTCAATATGTTTGCATTTGCTATGGAATTTAAACCCAACACAAGTGCATGTTAGTCCATTATCAGTTTGTTCAACATAATACACGTAGTTTTTACTACCAAGAAGTTTCCAGCGTTTGTTGTTAGAACTTTCTTCATATCGGTGTAGGATTTCGAATTTACGATAGCGTGTGTCAAAACCCATGGGACTCTTAAACTTTTGAAAATCTTTTGGGTTGTTCCACTTAAAGTAACCGATAATCTTATCCATCGAATCAGTCATCAAGTAGGTATGATTCGGATGACGATACTCAACATCCCAGACTGTAATTTCTTTAGCGAGGATCATGCTGCTTTCCTAAAGTAGCCATAAGGAAGACCAAGCAGATAACACAGATATTCATCGTCACCATCGCTACTTTCTGCTTCATGAACCCAGCGGAGTGCTTGTTCACGAGTCTTTGCGCCACACTGCATGAGCGTTTGCATACGCATCTCGAAGTCGTGCATTGCGACTTCTTCATCAGCCTTGCGCTGAATCTCATTCTGCTCGATAGTTCGGCAGCAATACTCAAGTTCTTTCTTGAGTTCTGCAAGAGACATCTCTTGCATGTTCATGAATCGAGGACGGATACCATGTGCGGATTTGTAAGCATCCCACAGCATGCACTCCAGCTGCTCATGTTCAGACATTTCTTCCCAAGTTTGCATCACATTCTCCATCACAATAACATTATTATACATCAACATGCAATAAAAGACAAGTCTTTTATGCTCCGATGGTACGACGGGGATAGCCAGTTGCAAACCCATTAGTACCCATTACAAACCCACGAGAGGATTTTGCAGCCATCGTGCTTTTGCGAACACGAGCAGGTTTACCCACTTCGATGACTCCACCCTTCTTGAGAAACGCTTTCAATGCCTTCTCACCTTCTTCACGGATCTGTGCTTTCGTCTGCACAGTACGATTGTAAATGGTAGCAACCTTAACTAACTTCTCACTCTTTTTCATAGTCATCTCCAATTAAAACGCAACAGAACCGAAACCAAAACTGTCCACGAATTTGCATTCGCCATCTTCACGGACAATCACATCACCAACAGAAACCGAGTGCATGCGAGCATGACGCTTGATCTTATCTTCTGGACCAATGTTGCCAATCTCAAACACTTGTTCAAAAGTCATCGCTTCGATCGTAGCAACTTTTTTGTAGAGACCACGAGCAGCGATAATCGCTTTGGCAGTCGGTTTCATCATCGTATCCAGATACTGATTACGGATCGAAGGAACATCGTACTCCGAGTCGGTCAGGTTAATTTGGAAGACTTCGTATTTCATTGCATTTCCTTTCTCATTCATCATAAGATATATTATCGCTCAAGTTGCAATAAAAGACAACAGCTAAATGTGAAAAACCCTACCATCGGTAGGGTTATTATTAGCCCGAATCTACAGTGTTCGGAGGGAGGATTTCTGTGTAGTAAGTTAGTGCTTACTTACTTAATGCCAGCTAGAGCCGATGCGGATACGACCTCAATACCAGACCCGAAAATACGATTGTACTCGTTTACCATTTTAATATCAGGTTCAGCTTCAGAAGCAATTGCTTGTCTGTGAAGTTCGATGTTGCCAGAAGCATAAGGCATATATGGCATAAGTGCAACACCCACGCCTTGCTGGGTTTGTTGTATCACGATCACTGCTGGCGATTTTAATTCTAAGTGGCGATCAAATCTATTGAAAATTTCTCCAATAAGTTCTTCACCATTAATTAGTTTGAATACTCGAATATTTGCCATAATTATTCCTCAATGACTAGTTGTTCAATAAAGTCTGCTGCATGATGTTGATCGGTGAAGTAGCGTATTAACAATTTCTCCAATTCATAACAATGCTGTGCAATTACCATTATCTGCGCATTTTTATACACAGATACTTTAAGAATCCACTCACCACGTCTGACGGTGACGAATGAAATCATGTTGGGTGATATTTTTGCTTTCATCATGATAGTATTTAGGGAGAGTCGAAACTCTCCCCGTACTATCATTTTTTAGATATAATATCTTTTGCCAAATCACTTCTACCAAGTCTAACCATAGTAGATGCTGCTCTAGCTTTAGATAAACTATCTGCTAAAGTCACTAAGAAGTTCCAAATTTTTTTCATGAGGATTTCTTCTTTGCTGCTTTCTTAACTTCTACTAGATCTTGTTCTTGTAGAAGTTGTGGATTGTTGGCAGCAAACTCAGAAACACTATTTGGTTCATCAGAGATTTCAATCTGTTTTGGCTTTCTGTGCTCAGGAATAATACGCTCTAAGAAAATCTTAAGCATACCATTGATCATCTGGGCACTATTAACTACAACTTGATCATCAACTACAAAGCTACGTGTGAAAGCACGAGTGGCAATTCCTTTGTAAAGGAACGCTTGACTATCATCTTTCGCTTCGCCTTTGACGATAAGTTTATCACCATCAAGCGTAATTTCTACGTCTTGCTTACCGAAACCAGCAACTGCCAATTCAATGACATACTTATTTTCGTCTGCCTTGTAGATATTGTATGGTGGATAGTTAGGGATATTCTTAGTGATTTCGTCATGAAGTTTGGACATACGTGACCACTGATCATCGAAACCTACAAATAGTTTATCGAAGTCTTTAAAGACTGTTGGAAGTAAAGTCATGTTGATCTCCTTACTTAGTAGCAAACGCTTTTTTAGCATCAAATGTATATGCTGCCATACCAACTGTAGTGAAAAATTCATTAGTTGTTTTGGCGACATTCTTAGCAAATGATTGCTGTGCGTCGATATAAGTTTGGAGTTGTCGTTTAACTTCTTCGTTTTGCACGAAGGTTTTAACGAATTGAGATTTTGCACCAGAAATGGTGTCGATTGCTGTGTTGATTGCTGATAACATTATAGTCTCCTTTTCAGCGAGTTTATCAAAATTGCTACCCCGAAGGCATAGCGGTTAAATCCTGGTTACCGATCCAGGGTAGGCATACGCTCCTACGGCAAGACGATCCTAAGGTGGATCCTTTAATGCGCTCCCATCCCGAGGGATAATAGTATTTAGGTAGCAGCTGGTTTTTGTTCTTGCTGCTCTGCCTGTTTTGCTAACTCGGCAACCTGTGGTTCGCCTTGTTGTTTGATCTTATTAATAAGAAGAACAACTTCTTCAAATGGATGTTTACCAAGAGTACGAAGAATAGTATTTACTTCATCGATTGTCAATTCAAGTTTAATCATTTCGCTTTTTTTCCTATGTTATATTTTGGTACAAGTTCCCACTGGTCTTTTTCTTTGTAAGAGACCACCTTAATTTGAGATAGAGATGCTTTGTACTCTGCTTGTGAGGGGCTGATAATCTTTAACAATTCCCAATCCTCTAACAATCCAGCAATAGCATTTCTTCTCTCAATATCTCCATTTGTAATGTTCGACTCCTTACCATCTAGAGCGAACAACTCTTTAAAATGAACGATAAAATACCTACCCTGTTTATGTAGGATATGGCAAGATTGATACAATTTATTTTCTTTTCTGGAAGCTATGCCGATACGAGTCAGTGTTTCTCTAACTTTTAGGAAGTTATCTGGCTCTGGCAGACTCACTTCAAGCATCGACTCTGGTGTCCAGTCGTAGTAAATCATTTCTACAGTCATTATTTTCCACCTTTGTATAATTTTTCTTTTATCATAATCAACTGTTCTTCTGTTAAGATACTAAGTGCTTCTTTAGCTTTTTCAGAAGAATAACCAAAATACTCTTTTACCAAAGATAAGGATTCAGTATCGGCGTCTTTTTTATGCCACTTACTAAACCTTTTCTTCTTCGTGATAGTATTTAGGAAAAAGAAAAACTGCCAGTCCTCTGGGATGCCAGAATTTCTATTCATTTCGTTGGCATACAGAACTGTATCTGGAAAATAAGAAAGTCCCCTATTAATGATATAGGGGATATAGTCTTTCTTGGCGATTGGATCTTCGAATAGGTTTTTCTTGGATGTATTAATAGCGTTTAAAAAATCAAACGGTGTCATGATACCCTCATAATCCAATCTTCAGCGAATCTTTCTGCTATATCTAAATCTTCGAAAGATTCGTAACCATTATAATCATCAAATGCGTCATAAATTAAAACACAAAATCTCTTGCTTGAATCTCTATAGACCTTAGCGTTTCGAGTTCCATCTTGATAGTTACTAATAATAGGCATTAGGTTCATAGCGTAAACCCAATTTCTTTTAGATTATCTTCAGTGCAACCGAATCGTTTACCAGGAAACTTTTCCGCCAATCTTTTTTCTAATTCTTGTCTGTCGTTAGCCTGCGCTATGAATGAAGAATCTTCATAACGATAAGCGTAAAGAGTACCATCATGCTGTTCTATTTTAATTCGAATTAGTTCTTCTCTTTCTGTTTCTAGAGATTTAACCATAAATTCTTCTAACAACTTAGAACTTTGACGAATCGCTACACGCTCACGTGTGTTCCATCCCCAAATAAAACTAATAATTGCTACCGCAATTAAGATAAGAAATTCCATATCACCCTCACTTAAATTTACACTGAGCCATAATTTCAGTCAGCGCTGCCATAATATTTAGTTCGTGGTCTGCTA